TTCGCCGTTCTCGTCTTTTAACTGCTGCATAGCTAAAAGCGGCTCAAAAGTTATCGAGGAATATACCACAATGGTATTCATAGGTGTAGGAGCTATGAGCCTGTAAGGAACCTCACTGTTTTTTACTCTCTGGATAGCCTTAAAGCCCATACCGACACAAGAAGTCCATTCGCCGCACTGAATATCAACCACACGCTTATTTGCATTAGTCTGATAATCATTCAGCTTATCTACGCCCTCATTTACCTTTGCGTCATTCCTTACGCTGACACACTGTACGGGTTCACCATAAGTCTGAGCGTTTTTAAAAGCAACGATCTCAAACGCATGGTTCTCGACTACCGGGTTATTTATATCATCCCTAATGGTCTTGTTTCTGTAAAGTACGGGCTGATCGCCTTTGTAGTAATCATGCAGGTAACGGATTGCCGCACGGTTACAGTTAAGGACACTGCCGCCCTTCTGAACAATTTTCAGAATGTTACCGGGTGTAACTTCTGAAAAGTCAACGTATGCTATTTTCCGTCCGTATTCCCCCTGTACTAATTTCTGAAAAGTGTCCCTGTTCATCATAGCCTCCGTTTTGAGCATAAAAAAATCCGGCAAGACGTTATATAACGTTATGTCGGATAGTAAAAAAATATAGGCAACTACAAAAGTGCCTTTTCATAGTTTACCCATCATACTCTTTTTAGCACATAGGGTGTCACCTTGTCAAGACTTTTTTTAAAATTTTTTCAAAATCTGGCAAACTGTTTTCTTTGTGGTCTTATTCGCCTTTGCTGTTTCCATCAGCGACATATTTTTGATATAGCGATCCACAAATACCTTACGTTTCTCTTTCGGGACCGTAGCTATAGTGCATATCAGCGAACACCGGGACAATCCGTATTCATAGTCAATCTCGGCCAATTCCGCCTCTAATTCCATAATCTTGATTACTATGTCAGCATTTTTGTCCTTTGCACCACCGATTTTCCGGCTCCCCGTAGGTTCAAAACCTATCGTAGTCTTTGTGGCAACCGCCGCTAAGGTTTCTATTCGTTCCCGCAGACTTGTTATAGCCTTTGCATTGTCCTCTACCAAGTACCAATCACCTTTAATACCCATATTGCCTCCTCCTGAACGGGTTAATTGCCGCCTCAACCTTTGCATTGCCCCAAGTGCCTTCCAAAAAGTACGCCAAACTTGCCAGACTATCCGCAGCGTCCTGGTGTTTATGCTTTTGGTTAGCCTTAAAGTTAAAACTAAACAGGTTTGTCATAAACATTCGATATTGCTTATTCCTGCAGGACGGATCACGGAAATAATATTCTCTAATGCTGCCCGCCTTATCCCAGATACGTTGTGCTTTACGCTTATCCGTAGGAGCATATTCTGATCGCAAGTTTATCTTAATGCCCTTGCTTTGCAATTCAGCATCAACCTCGTCCTTATATCCTTCACCACCCTGGTTAGCCTCAAAATAGCCACTTGTAACATGATGTTCGATTATTTTGTCTATAACCTGTGGTTTAGTAAACTTTTTCTCGGAATTATCATAAACCACATCATCAATATACACGGACCCATCTTCATACACATAGGCTATCGGCAGGGACAGGTAATCGTCACCGCCCAAAGCCACGTCACAAGCAAATGTGACTTTTAAGGGTTCCTCATTCGGTAAAACTCCGTTGTAGTATTTCATATCGTCAGGAATAAATACAGCACCCTCACGCTCAACAGGCTCCTGCATATACTGAGCCATCCATGAAGCCATATCACCATCATTCTCAAACCTTGCCCTGATCTCACGATATTTAGCCGTACTGAATCCGACACCGTAATCGTAATCAAAGTTAGATTCGTCCTTTTCGTTCATGGCAGGTATCTTGATAATCTTATATCTCGTTCCCGGCTGAGCTAATCCCGCCTCCAGGAACGCATGTCTGGTACAGAATATGTCATTAAGTGACCATATAGTACCGATACCGATAATCTTACAGCCCTGTTTCTGTCTGGATAGTACGTTATTGTTAAAGAATTTCAGTTTTTTAGCTAATAAGTCCTGATTTAAGACCTCGTTGATACCCTCATGGAGATCATCAAGGATAAGCCAACCTTTAGCGTCAAACTGTCCGTTTAGTCCCGCCTCCATACCACGCCCGGACAGTGTAGCATACTTTTTTTGGCGAGTAAGGTTCATTCTATGAGCTTCACTATCCGTATTTGCTACCCGTTCATCCGGGAAAACCTCACTAAAAGCATATGTCGGGTCCTTAATCAGTTCCAGGACACCATCAACAAAGGCACCGCCTAAAGTGTTCGAGTAAGTTACATACAGGTTTGAAAATTCATCATTCCTTGCACAATGCCAGGCGGCAGCCATAGTAACTAACTGTGACTTGCCTATTCGTGGCGGACAGTGTAAGTACAGTTCATCCAGTTTATCATCTTCAAGGTCCTGGATAGCATTTACAAATTCTTTAAGCCTGAAACGCCTAGGCTCATAAAACCTATCTTTCCGAGGTCTGTAGCGTTCGATATACAAGCAAAAACTATCTAACTCATACTTAGCTGCATACCTCATACAGTTATAATATTGATTTATGATCTTATACCCCTGTTTACTATCCTGGGATAACTGTTCAAGCTGTTCAAATGTGGCCTTTGCTTTTGCCCGTAGATAATCTCGGCATACTTGCATAGCCCTATGTGCTACATCTATCGTAAATTTAGGGTCCCCTATCTCATTGACGTGTTGGACCGCTAATTCCATGGCGTTTACTAATGCCTCATTTGCGCCATTGTATTTTTGGTAAGTCTGATATTCGCTCAGCCTCGTTTCGATTTCTTCTCTTGTCACGTTCTCTTATCTCAGCCTCCGTTTTGATAAAGGGCAACAGCTTTGTCTGTTTGCCATTTGCATACCATACGTTGTACCACTTCCAGAACGTTGCATATGACATTCCTAACTTTTTGGCACACTTAGCATACATTACAGGATCAACGTATGTGTATTCCGGCATTTCCAATACTACGCTTTCCCATTGCTCTTTTGTCATGGCTATACCTTTGGATTTCTCTATACTGCTTGTCGCTGAAAACAGCATATATCGTCACCTCACTTTTTCTCTTTCTCAAAGTACCGGCATTTCTTACAGTAAAGCGTAGGCGTAGGCATATACGCCACCATATCACATTTATCATTACAGCATACATCATCATACAGCCATCTACATTGTGTAAAATCACAAATGACCTCTTTAAATCCTTCTTCGGTTTTCTCTAAATGACGTGCCATGTTTGCTCCTTTCAGAAATGCCCCTGTAACGCAAAATCTTGCCCCAAATTTCCATTTTCGGGGTATGGGTGGATAATTTATACCTTTAAGGGATATAAGGCTGTTTACGGGCAAAATATGAGGTTATATATCGTTATGTCGCTCGGTACACAATTAGGGGCAGCTCTATCACCGCCCCAATCATGCACCGGGATTTAAAGGATTTCAAGTAAATGGGTAATCGCCTATTCTGCTTTGGCTAACTCCGAATACATATACTCCGTCTTTCCAGATTTGAATACGATATATCCGACTATGCCATGTTTATAAAACTCCCTTGTCGGATGCCCGACCTTATTAACCACTTTCACAATGTCAAGTTCTTCAAGCCGTTCTTTGTACCAAATCTGCTCGGACAAGTGAACAAGGTCAGAAACCTTCTTCTCCCCGTTACCATTTCGGACAGGGGTTATAAGATTCATCTGCTTTGCCAATTCCTCACGGCTTATCCGGCAGTAAATGAAATCGTCAAGCATCTGTTTGTAGTTCTCCGGCAGGTTTCTCGGTCTGCCACCTTTCTTGTCGCTCCGTATCTGCCCCTCTTTTATTCGCCGGGACATTTCCTCTGACGATCTATCCATAGTGTGTTTTTTAGCATGGCATACATGGCAAAGTGGTCTAATGTTTTCAGGAACATCATACCCGCCAAGATACAACGGGACGTTATGATCCAATTCCACAGCTAACGCCCCTGTAATATGCCCGCAGTTAGAACATAAAACTTTACCTCTACCACCAAACTTCTCCCAAAGCATATCCTGATATGCCCTACTACCGTTTCTTAATCCTACTTCGATTGTTTCACTCATAAGCTGCCACCTTCCTGTGTACTTAACCATTGCACTACTTATACACTCACCTATCAAACGCGTACTGATGTATATTTGCGTTAAATATTTAGTGCAAAAATGTCGTTAAGCACACTAAACGGATAGCCTATATATATTATTATATTATTTACTTCTCTCTTACTTACAGTAGTGTTATGCTTTATGCACCTAAGTAGTCTTACTATAGTGTGGATATAACCCTTAACTTTACTGTAATATATATTAATATATATGCGTTTCTTTATCTCTTAGATAGGGTTCTTAGGGAAAGATTTTCTCTTTTCTTTGGTACACCACCTGGTATACCAAATGACAACCGTGTTCCTATAACCATCAGGGCTATGCTCCCCAGAGGTTCCCTTTTGTTTGAGCGGTAGGTCGGGGGCTAAACAGGCGGCGGGTGGTCGTTTTCTATACACCCCCAGGGTACCCCGGCGGGACAGCCTCAGAACGCAAGCCGAATATACTTCCATAAATACGAGCAGGGAAATTGTGCGGAAGTTGTCGCGCTGTTTTCTTGTATTATTTCGCTAAAACTATAATTTAACGCAATTTTATTTATAAAGTAAAACAAGCCGAAAAGCCCATAAAATCAAGGCTAATCGGCATTTTTTAATAGTTTTATTATACTTGCATATTGCACTAATTACACACACAATTCTATTTTCCTTCAATCTCGTGCGGTTTTTCGGCTCCTGGAAGTGCCAACAAATCCGGGAGAGCTTCCAGAACCGCTGCATCTTCTCGTGTGGCTTCGTGCTGATTGATATTATATTTATAATTGGCGGCGGCAAGGTTCAGCAGCGGCACTGTGCTATTTTCAAATCGCGCTACAGTATCTTTTTTGGCATTTTCTTGCATAATTTTAAATAATGGACTATAACCGGAGCTTAGCCATTCCCGCAGCGTATGCTCTTCAATGCCTACCATTTTACAAAACGGGTCTATACTACAGTTATAACCGTAATAATTACATAACCTTAAATATACATCATAAGCCTTCTTAACCTTTATAGGATCATAAAAAGGCTTATTATAATTATTATATATACATGGCTTACATAATAGTTCTAAGTTTACACTATACACCCGAT